TATTTCATCAATAGCAAATGTTTTGTCGAACGTTGCTGTTCCCGAAGTAGTGTTAGCCATTTAAACTCCTAGCCAGTGTAACCAATAGTAACAGAATCTGTAGTGGTTAAATCTAAATATACTCCTGTTTCAAATCTAATACCATTTCCTGGAACATAGATATCTAAACCTTCACTACTAAATTTAGCTTGGAATTGTAAAGAACCACCCGTTCCTGTTCCATCGTGTAATTTTACTAAACAGTCACTTCCACCATGAGCTTGTATGTATGTAACTCTACAAGGCCCAATGTTAGTGGAACCACCTGTGATAGTTTTAAAATTACCATCTGCCGTTAGTGTACTAAACTTTTGGTCTGAACTCATATTTTTCTCCTTAAAATTTAAGCATGGGGCCGAAGCCCCACACTAAATTAATTATTAACTTACTGCTGCACTAAATGGTGTAGCTAAGTCACCAGTTCCTCCAGATGTGACTTGAACGCCCCATCTGTTTGCACCGATAGCTTTGCAAGTTATGATTGTTCCAGCTAATCCACCTGTTGTACTACCATTTAAAGTAATAGTGTCAGATGCTGCTGCAGTCATAAAACCTTCAGCATTATCAGTAGTATCTGTGTCAACCATGATTGCATTACCAGTCATTGTGTCATTAGCGTTTGCAACTTGTAAAACAAAGTCAGCAGTTTTAGTTGTTCCAATATATATTTCAAAAGAAGCACCTAAATTGTTTGCTGAATTTGGATCGTTACCTGGTCCTGCAACACCTGAGTCTGCAGATGAATTAATTGCAGGTAAAGTCAAAGTAGCTGCACCAGCAACATTGTGGTACAACATTCTACCAGCATGTGAATCAACAGTTAAAGAAGTTGCACCGGCTGCAATTGATACAGAGTTTCCAGTTCCAACACCTTGAAAACCATTAATTGATTTTACTGGTCCTTGAAATGTAGTTTTTGC